CCCGCCGTGGGCATCGTATCGTCCGTGGCATTGCGCGTGGGCGTGCCCGGCATCTCGCCGCATTCATTGCGGCGAACGTTCTGCACGCTCTCCCGTGACGCTGGCGTGCCGGACAGGGACATCATGTCCGCAGGCGGGTGGAACAGTCCGCAGATGCTCGACTATTATGACATGTCCCGTCGCGGGCTGAATGGCAAAGCTGGCGACGGATTGCAGGATTATCTAGGCGAGGAGGATTGATTTGAAATCCAAGGGTGCTATTTACTGAAAAATAGTGGGGGCGGTTTTTGAATCCGCCCCCCCATTCGTGTGCCATTGTAGACCGCTCAGACGGCGCTTGACGCGGTTTGTAGCCAGTTGTCCACCAATTCGGCTTCGTTGACCGGCTCGAAACGCCATGCGTCCAATCCGACGTTGATCTCATTGTGATGCCTGCCGAACTCAAGCGGGTCATGCGCGTGCGTGTGTCCGTGCAGGAGCAGCGTGTTGTTCATGCGTGGTATCGCGTATTCGGCTAATTCCGGCGCGTTCCAATTGGTTGAGACTGCGCCTAGGGGTTTGCTTTGCGTGAAGTCTTCACGCCATTGGTAGTGGCTTAAAAATACCGTGTGTGGATTGTTGCCCCACCCGTCTCTGATTTCGGTGATGCCGACTCTTCCGACTTCCACGAACACGCTTGCCAACTTTTCCAGCGTGCGGCTGGAACTGTGCAGTTCGTGGTTGCCGAGAATCAAGTGTCTGCGTTTACGTGGAACCTGTAGATTCTGGATGCGCATTATCGCCTGTTCGACGCTCCATGTGCTGCCGGAACTGATGTCTCCGAGGATGTAGAGTTCGTCTTCCTCGCCAACATACGTGTTGATTGCGCGCACGATGTCGGCATCATGCTTCCGCCAGTCAACACAGTTCTTAAGCGGCTTATGCTCACGTTCGGCCTGTTGTTTGATCGATGCATCCTTAGCGTATCCAGGTAGCGCGTACCCGCGCAGCGCGGCCACGAACGGATGCGTGAAATGCAAGTCAGCAGTAAACCACTTCATGCGTCCTCCATGTTTTTCAAATGCCCGTATTTTTCATCCCATTTGTCCAATGCTTCCAGCACTTGCGGTAATCCGAAATCCCAATACGTTTCGCCATACTCTTCGCCTTTTCTGGTGCGGTACGAGATGACTAACGTTTCAGGGTCATCACCGCACGTTTCGCAGACTTCCGGCACCCATTCGTGGTAATACCAGTCGGTGACTTCCACAGGCGCATCATCAGTGCCGTCGAACAGTTCCGGTGATTCCATCACGAGCACGCGTAGCATGAGTTCTTTAGTGGTTTTTCCACTCATGGTTTCCCCTTATTTATGGCATGTACAATCGCGTTAACCATTCGATTTCATCCTTCCTCTTCGATTCTCAGTTCCTTGTCGCCATTCACGGTTGCGGCGATATCGTCGTTGAACTGGTTCGACAATTGAAGGACGATGCACGCGCGCGTCTCGTACCGCAATACTGGTGTGAAACCGGTTGAGGATGTGAAGCAAACGTCGGATGTGAATACCGGCTGGTTTCCCAACCGTGTTTCAAACTTTTTGAGCGTGCCGGACATGACCACTTCCCCATTGTCTAGGATGCTGACGCGCTTACCCAAATGCGTGGCGTTGAGGTGATCAGCGGTGATGGTCTGCTTGCTCATTCCTCGTATCCTCCAAGGTAGGTTTTGCAATGCGAATCGAGTATGGTTTCAAAAATGTCTACGACTGCACACCGGTGTTCGCGTTCTACGTCGTGTGCGCGTGATTCCGCTTGGTCGCGCGTCTTGTAAGAGCCAATGAGAGTCAGCTCTTCACCTCTGTACGGTACGTGCCCATCTGGAGTCATGTATGCGATTACAAGATAGATTTTCATGCGTCCTCGATTATGATTGGCGTGTCACCGTGGATGGTGACGTTGATCGTGTCTCTTGTGGTCAGGCGGATTTGCGTGTCGATGCGGACGATACGTTTGCCGTGTGTTGGTTCGGGTGGCGTGTCTTCGCCATAACTGTTGACGCGCCTGTATGTGACGGTGGGCACGTAGTTTGGTCTGGATGTGAATTGTTCCAGTCTGCCTTCGACCACTATCGTCTGGCTGATCGGGTCTAGGATGGTGATGGGTTTTCCCACGTTGTCGGCTTTGAGATTAGCTCCTGTGGTTTCAGTTGATGCCACTGCTACCGAATCCTTTCGTGCCGCGTTCCGTATTTTTTTCAAGGGTTTCAACGTGGTCTAAGGGCATGTGTGGCGCACATTGCGCGAACACGATTTGCGCTATCCTGTCTCCCTTATGAATCTCGAACGCCTGTTCGCCCATGTTTCGGAGGATTACGCATACTTCCCCGCGATAGTTGGGGTCGATTACACCAGGCGCGTTCATCACGGTGATGTTGTGTTTGAGGGCCAAGCCTGAGCGTGGGCAGATCATGCCGACGTATCCGGCTGGTATCTGCATGTACACGCCCGTGTGCACGAGTGCCTGGCTGTTGGCGCAGACTATCGTGTCCTCGTTGCTTCTGAGGTCTGCTCCCGCATCGTTTGGGCGAGTGTAGCCGATGTTTTCTCTGATGCCGCTGAATTGCATTTTAGTTGAACCTTTCCGAAATGAGTACGCCGATGATGCCGATCAGCCATGCGAGAAGCATGATGACCATCATGATTAGGATGATGCCGAAGGGAATCCAGACGGGTGCGAACACCCACAGCCACGAGTAGGGGAATTGTCCCCCGATTTTCAATAGGGCGAGAATATCTGTCAGCAACACTAGGATTAGCGAACAGTCGATATGCACCATTATTCCTCCGTGTAGAAGGTGATCGTGTGGAGTTTCTTCTTCACGTCGAATTGTTCCCCGAACATGCCTGATTTTTTGACGGGTTCGATCACGTCGCGCATGTGATGCGCGTGATAGGTGATGGTCTTGCCCTTGTCGGTGATGCTGATGGTGGCGGTCATTGGATGATTTCTTCCACTAGGCTGATGTTGCTTGCCTGAACCGTCTTGCTGATGCCGTTGTACAGGTTTTTGAACGTGAATGAAAAATGGTTTCATGCAGTTCTCATCTTCGAAGTCGATGATGCATTCCATGTCATCCCAACAGTCAATCCACGGAGAGCCGACCAGTCTGGGGCTGGCATGAGTGTAGACGATGACGCCTTTCTCACAGTCGGTATACGAGTATGCGAATCCGAGTTCTTTAAGCTTGACGGCGTATGGCGGATTCGATAGGTCGATTTTCACTTTGCATCCTTTCCGACGAGTCCCCAAATATCGTCCACTGGATTGGTTTGCTGCATCAGCATGTACACGTCCGCGATACGGTAGATGGGATGCCGCCCTTCCTTGCGTACCGGGGTGAGCTTGCCCCTGTGCGCCCATGATTTCAACGTGTTCGCGGATACGAGGTATCCAGCCTGTTGGAGTTTGCTTCTAATGTCCGAAGCAGTCCCCGTGTAAGTGCTGTGTTTGATCTTGTCTTGCATGAGTGTCCTCAAAAAGTTGATGTTCCAAACGTTCCTGCATCCACGGCATTTGACTTGTTTTGCCGTCTCGTCAGCCGATAGTGGCATGTTGCAGTCGGTGTTGGGGCAATTGCCCAAGCTGACAGTATGGCCTTGATTCAACAGGCGCTGGCACTTGTCGCGTGCGATGCGGATTTCAAGCGCGTACACGGGTGTTGCCGTTGAGCATAGGCACGCGGGTTCGCCTTGCTTGTTTTTCTTGACGGCTATCCGCTGCGCCAACACGTTCAACGGATCGTGATTCAGGTATTCGACGCCTAAGCATTTAGCGAACGCGGATAGTGTGCCCCACACGCTATCCATGTGTTCGTCACCCTCATACAACAGGTCGAACACTTGCTCTCGCAATGGCGGATTATCAGAGTATCCTCCCCCGCCACCGTTAGCGTCATGGTTCTTGTTGATGCGGTTCATCTTGTCGGTTTCCAAGTAGCCGATGTTCTTCGTGAACCATTCCAAGTCGGCTAGGAGCCGCTGTTCACATTCAGGGCAGAGTTGCCTGGTATCGTCTCGTTCACGCCCGCAACGCAACAGTTTGCAGTCAGCCAATCGCACGCCTTCCAAAATCATGGTATGTTGATTCCGCACCGGTGCCCGAAGGCGTGCGATTAATGCCGGAACATGTCTAGTATACCGGTTGCACCCAACCTTGCAACCGGTATTGGATTAACGTCTCAAACAGTCTCCCGCTTCCGTTTTCTCTTCTCGGGTTGAAGCAGGTAGTAGTTGCGTTCGTAGGCCGCCTGTTCCTCACGGCTGAAATGGTGGAATGTCGGACGATGCGCAAGCTTGTATCGGCGGTTGCATTCCAAGACTTGCTCACGGTGGGCCATCCGCCACTGTCGCGTGTGCTCACGTTTCCGTGCGAGCTGTTCCGCAGTAAGCTTGACCGGCTTTTTCGACGCTTTCGCCTTCTTCTTTCCGACTGGCGGCTTCTCAGACGGCTTGCGCCTACCACGACGAAGAACTGCTATGTCAACCGCGAACATTTTCATGATCTCGTCGGCGGTAGGCTCATTCATTCCGTTTGCTCCAATGATTTGCAGTAGTCCTCTCGATCACGTACAACACGACGGCCTCATTGTTGTCCAATGCCAGTGGGTTCGCTGCCGTGACGTTGATGATTTTCCACCCATCATCCAGATAGTCGATGAGTTTAGAATCATTCTGCACACGCACACCGTTACCGGTGAACTTCGTGTATACGGGGATTAGCTCATGTTCCATTATTTCGTTTCCCCGTCCTTGCCGCTAGCATTGTCCCAATCGCAGGAAAGACCGCCTCCCCCCTTGTAGACTTTGAACCTGATGCATGTCACGGCCCTACCGTCGTGCAACTCGATTCTGCACTCATCGACAGCGAAGTCGCCTCGCACATCAATGCAGTCACTACCGCCTTCAACATCGTCAGCATCCGCTTCGTTCTCGCATCCGGCCAGCGGGAAAACCATCGCTACGGCCATAAGCACGGCCATTAGCCCTCGTTGAATATTCTTGTTTCCTATCATTTCGTCTCCTTGATTGTCTTATCCCGTCGATTTCGACGGGTTTGAATGTGGTCTAGAAGTGTTTTGCCATCCAGTCGGCGATGAACAACGCGACGATCGACGCAAACGACGCGAAAGAAAGCAAACCGAAGACAATGGTGAAAACAATCAAAACAGCCTTCATTCCGTCACCGCCTTACGTGCCACTTCGAGCACTTCTTTCGCCCGCGCGATGTAGTCTTCCTGATATCCGCAGATTTCACCGGCGTAATCCCATGCATCGT